GAAATTGTTAATACTGATAAAATCCTTGATATTGCACCATTGAATCAAATTAAAGTGCTTGCATATAAAGATAAGCAAGACTGGATTTTGGAAACAAAATACAATATTGGGTCTAAAAAGAAAAAAGCAGAAGAGGAAGATTGATTTTAAAAGAGAGTTGTCAACTCTCTTTTTTTATGCTATAATATCAGTCTTCGGGTCAATCAGTATTCACTGTGTAATACTATCTTAAGTGTTCAGGTCATAATACTTACCGAAGAAATGCTTATTAGTATTCAATAAGTAAAACTTTTTATTAGTTTTCACACCTTAATACTTACCGAAGAAACGCTCATCAATAATTTGATGAGCAAAACCTTCAATTAGGTTTCAAAGTTTATTTTTTTATTAAAGTTATGAACATTTTTACAGTTGATATTGGGCAAGGTAAAGTCCATGTCTATGATAGTCAAAGTGATAAATTTTATGAAAAATTATCACACGAAGATTTAATTAACCTCAATTTTCCTGGATTAAAAAGGGGTGATACCGTGGTTGGTGAGGATTGCCATTTTAGAGAATCTCATAGACTTACTCTTGCTCAACCTTTTAGTTTTGGGCAATTGTGTAAATTAAAAGAAAATGCCGACAAAAATGGAGTTTACCTCAAAGTATGTCCACAAAAATCCACTCCTTTAGCAAGAAAATTAAGTGGATATATTATTCCTAAAAAAGAAGTTAAAAAATTTAAAAATGAATATGGAATCAGTACTGATGAAGCTGATGTGCGATCTATTTCAAATTATCTAAGGAATGATGAAAAAGTTTTTAACTCACTTAAAAACTTTTCTCCAGTAAGACTAGAAGATTATCAGAAAAATAATGATAGCATTTTTGAATATATTCATCAATCTAATGAAGATATTAATATTGCAAAAACATCAGAATATGGATTTTCGCCTCAAAAATATGATTATAGCGATTCAGTAACTGAATGGATTAATAAGTATAAGTTAAGAATTGCTGAATATCTTGGCGGTGATGCTGAATTGATTGCTGCTATTGGATTAAAAATGAACAAAACTGGAGTGAAAGTTGATAAACCAAACAGAACTTATACATTTGTTCATTCGATTCTTCGCCCAAATGGAGAACTTAGAGTTCGTCCTGATAATGGATTAGTTCCTAATTGGAAATATATTAAAGCTCATTATTTTGGATGTAAACCATATCATATGAACCAAGGAGTTGCAGCATCTAATTATAAGCATTGGATGAGGCCCTTCGTTAGTGAGTATCATCACCCCGATAAAGCAAATGCTAAATGTTCTGATTTTGTAGAAAAGATTAACTATGAGGACTTGCAAAAGATTAAGAAAGCAAGAACTAAAGTTGATAAGATGGCTCAGAAAATCTGGTATGCTTTGCGAAAGATGATTGTTGAGGATGGTCTTCGTTAGTATTCAGGGTTTAATACTCTTGTTAGTATTCAGTCAATAATACTCAACCATCTTCAAATTTTTTAGTTGGTATTCAAAGAGAAAAACTCATGTTAGTTTTCACACCTTAATACTCAAAAAAAAAAAATCAGTTGGTATTCATTGCGTAATACTCTTGTTAGTATTCAGTTCGTAATACCCGTAATAAAAAGTGAGGGTTTCCGACCCTCCTTTTTTATGCTTTCTGTTATAATTAGTAGTGGATGCCATAAGGGTCTACACAACACAAACTCGCTTTAAAAAGGAGCTACTATAATGAACATGACCAGATATACTGCTGCGGATCTTCCTGCATTGATGGAAAGGATAAATAGGAATAGTATTGGATTGGATGAATACTTTGATAGGGTCTTTAGTTTGCATGATACATCAAATTATCCACCATACAATTTAGTTCAGGTCAGTAACGTTGAATCCAGACTTGAACTTGCATTAGCAGGATTTAAGAGGAAGGAGGTTAATGTCTACACGCAAGATGGTAAATTGTTTATTGAAGGTCAAAAGAATGAAAAAAATGAAGAAAACAACTACATTCACAAGGGTTTGGCTCAACGGTCGTTTAATCGTTCCTGGACTCTATCCGACGACACGGAAGTTAGATCAGTTACTTTTGAAGATGGGCTTTTAGTTGTAAATCTGACAAAGATCGTTCCAGAGCATCATCAGAGGAAGGACTATCTATAAATCATAACACAATAAGTATAAATGCGTAGCAATGAATACGGAAATGTTCGCGGTGATACACTAAAATATAAATAGTTTAGTGTTACGGAGGTTGTATGCATTACACTCTATCCACTTTTATTATTGGAACTCTAATGTATATTTTTGTCGGGGTTCCTATCGCAAATCTACTACCATAATACTTGTTGAACCATGGGAATCTTAGCAACACTCGCAATCTTTTCTGCTGTAATGGGAGGAGCATTCGCAATTACACCTAAAAAGTAAATAAATAAAACTGAATATCGTCGGCGCAGACGGGGAGGTAACTGGCACAATCCAGTTGACACCTCCCTTTTTTGTGTTAGAATTAATGGAGAATTTTAGTTAAGATGTCATTAAAACTTGCAATTTTGAAAAACGGAGATACGATAATTTCAGATATCACAGAAGCTCTAGTTGACGAGAGAGTATGTGGATATATTTTTGATGAACCACATAAAGTGATTTCTCAAAGGTCTATTCTTCTCACTGAGAATGTAGATGGATCTGAAACTTCACAAGTTGAAGTTACCTTAAGTCCATGGATCATTCTATCAGATGAAACTAAAATGTTAGTTTCTTTGGATTCTGTTATGACTATAGTAGATCCTATTGAATCAGTTAAAACCCTATATGAGGAAAAAGTAAATGGAAAAAACAATCAAGTGTCTTTTACTGAAGGTTGATAATGTTGTAATTACGGAAATAGTAGAGGTTCCTGCTGATATTGGAGAACCAGATTGTAGATTGGTAAATCCATATGAAATTGATGTAGATGGAAATTTGACTCCATGGCCAAGTGTTACCAGTCAAACTGAAATGATGATTCATTCCGATAGTATTCTTACTATTGTGGAACCTAAAAAAGAAATTATTGAAAAATACAAACAACTGACAGCATAATGCGATTCTACACAAACGTCCAGATGGTTGGAGATCACTTCTTGGTTAGGGGTTATGAAAATGGAAAACATTTTGCCTCTAGAGAGAAGTTTTATCCAACTCTTTTTGTTCCTTCAAATAAAAAAACAAATTACAAAACATTAGATGGTGAATATGTAGAATCTGTAAATCCAGGAACAGTTAGAGACTGTAGAGAGTTTGTAAAAAAGTATGATGGAGTAGAAAACTTTAAAATTTATGGAAATCAGAGATATATCTACCAATATATCTCTGAACATTATCCAGAAGAGATTATTAAATTTGATACAAATAAAATTAAAATCTCTACAATTGATATTGAGGTTGCATCTGAAAATGGATTCCCGGATGTGGAGTCTGCAGCAGAAGAAGTTCTTTTGATTACCATTCAGGATTATGCAACCAAAGCAATTAGGACTTGGGGAAAAGGTCCATTCAAAAATGAAAAGGAAAATGTAATATATCGATCATTTGATACTGAACATGAACTTCTAAATGATTTCATTAATTGGTGGATGATTGAGGAAAATACGCCAGAAGTAGTTACTGGATGGAATAGTGAATTTTACGATATTCCATATCTTGTCAGGAGAATTGATAGGATTCTTGGTGAAAAATTGATGAAAAGAATGTCTCCATGGGGACTAGTTACGGAAAATGAGACATTCATTTCTGGACGTAAGCATATTTCATATGATGTCGGTGGTGTTACTCAATTAGATTATCTGAATCTATATAAAAAGTTTACTTACAAAGCACAAGAATCATATCGTCTTGATTACATTGCCGAAGTAGAACTTGGACAGAAAAAACTTGATCACTCTGAGTTCGATACATTCAAGGACTTTTATACTCATGGGTGGCAAAAATTTGTAGAATATAACATCATTGACGTAGAACTTGTTGACCGTTTGGAAGACAAGATGAAACTGATTGAATTGGCAATAACTATGGCATATGATGCCAAAACAAATTATGCCGATGTATTCTTTCAAGTTAGAATGTGGGATTCTATCATCTTCAATTATTTGAAGAAAAGGGATATTGTAATTCCACCTATTGAAAGATCAGATAAAGATTCGAAATATGCTGGTGCTTATGTAAAAGAACCTGTTCCTGGTGTATATGATTGGGTTGTAAGTTTTGACCTTAATAGTCTATACCCACATTTGATTATGCAATA